ATATAGATAAAGATATAGATGAAAATTCTATTGAAATCATCGTAGAAGAATATCAATCTCGCATTGCTATGTTAGATGGAACTCAATTTGAAATACTAAAAGAGTTTGTCACTATGGATGGCATGGAAGCGAAAGTAGTCCTGAAAGCAATTGGTATTGCAGCTGATAATGGTAAAAGAAATTTTAGCTACATCAAGGCTATCTTGACTAATTGGAAAAATGATGGAGTTTTGACAATTGCAGCAGTGGAAGAAAGAGAGAGAGCTTTTAAAGAAAGTAAAAATAAAGGCTCAAACAATCAACCAAACAAAAAATCTAATGTTCCAGAATGGTCTAATCCAGATTATGTAAATACAACAAGTGAAGAAACCAAGGAAGAACTTGAACGACGTAAAAAGGAATTACTTAACCGACTAGAGAAAGGAGATAAATGATGTTTATCTTAAAGCATGGCGCAAAAGAAGACAAACCTTTCTTGAAATCTGTCGATGTGGCAGTTACTGGAATAGATATTTCTTTCTCGGATGAAAATAAAGCACTAAGATTTGCTTCTCGTGGTGCAGCAATCCAAGTAGGAAGAGCGCTAAGAAGCTCTTTTGGAAACTTCTATCCAGTGGAGGTGAAGGGATGAAAGGAGGTATTGATTATCAAAAAAATGGTAGTCTGGGCACTTTTTGATAGTGGGAATGGTTCTTACTTCAAGGGTGCTAACTCTCTGAATAGTTCGGGGGGGGCGAATATTGAAATCTATTCAATCGGAATGGATATAGAAAACAAGAACAATCATTTTACAAATCTGGACCTTGCTGATTACAAACGTTTATTTGGAGATAACACGCTCTTTGACGTGTTAGACAAATTACCAAAACCTGATCTTATAATAGCTAGTCCACCATGTGAGAGTTGGTCAAATGCTTCTGCAATGGAAAATGGGAATGCGTGTTGGAAACGCAATGATGTGTCTGATAGCTTGTTTGCTCCACAAGTAAGACCTTCACCGTTCACGATCAGGGCAAATAAGGATTACGAGTCAGCCTACATAAATTATCAGTACGACAGGCAATTTTTAAAAAGGGTCAATGGCGAGCTAACAGCTTTCAACACAATAGAAATCATAAAAAGATATAGACCACAATTTTGGGTTATTGAGAATCCAGATGCTGACAGACTGTGGCCTTACATTGAGGACATTATTGGATTCAGAATTCCATACAAAAACCTAGCTAGATACAATAATTATGATTATCCTTTACAAAAACGGACAATTTTTGGAAGTAATGTTGAACTTAATCTTAAGAATAAAATTATCAAGCAGGACATAGAGTGGAAGAACTTCTCAAAATCATACAATGAGAGATCTAATATACCTGAAAAATTGGTGTCAGAAATATTCAAAAAAATTTACGAGGAGTTTAGTAAATATGATTGAACTATATTTCGTCTACAATGGACACTGCAAGTTTTACCTTGGAAGTTTCAACAATGTAGATGAACTTATCGAACGGATGAAAGACCATCAGTGGGCTTTCTCAGGTATTAACAGACCAAAATTCAAGAAGCACATCGGAAAGCGGACAACACGATTCGACTACGGTGCTAAGGATTGCTACTATTTAGCTACTTTTTCATGAGGAGAAGAAAATGATTGAATTTATTAAAGAATTTGTAATAACTTTTCTTTGCTTATTTATCGGTTACTCAGTTGTAGAATGTGTGACAGGAAAGGAAAAGAAAGATGATCAATAACGTGGTATTAATTGGGCGCTTAACTCGTGATCCAGAATTACGATACACGCCGTCAAATGTTGCTGTTGCGACTTTCAACCTTGCAGTCAATCGTAATTTTAAGAATCAAGCAGGTGATCGTGAAGCTGATTTCATTAATTGCATGATTTGGCGCCAGCAGGCCGAAAATTTCGCAAACTGGTGCAAAAAAGGAAACCTCGTAGGAATTACAGGTCGCATCCAAACTAGAAGTTATGAAAATCAGCAAGGACAACGTGTCTATGTGACAGAAGTAGTTGCTGAGACTTTCCAATTACTCGAAAAACGAGACAATTCTGCAAACCAGTCAAACATTGAAGAGCAGATGCCAGCAAATTTCGGAGCCACAAACCCTTTGGATATCTCAGATAAGGACTTACCATTCTAAGAGGTATTCGGATGAGCACAATTAATCAAGATATAATCAAGGGTTTAAAACGTTCAATCGAAGCAGCTGAAGAAAAGATTGAAGAATTGAAAAAGCCAAGTCAGAAATCAGCGGTACACATGAGAGCTGCTGAAAGAGATTTTTGGAAGAAGAAACTGAAAAGGTATAAAGAGCAGTTGAAGGAGTTGGAAAATGAATAATGAGAAAGTTTATATTGAGGGGCGTGTGGTTGGTTCTTTTGCTGGCACATTAGGAAGTAAAGGAAAGAAAATCCACCTGATAAATGGAGATATTGTAGATGTAGATGATTCTTTCATTATTGAATCAATTGAACCCGAAAAACCAGTAGTACCGGCAGTTGTATCAGTTTGGTATCAGATAAACAAAGATAATTTATATAAAAACATTGCATATCTTTGTGCGAATTGGGTAAAATCGACAAATGACGATACTCTCTTCAACTGGATATCGAATACAGATAACTTTATCGAAATTATCGTCAATATGCACAAATTCGGCTACGAGGTCGAGAAAGAGAAGCGGTATAAGGTTGTAATGCCTAATGTTTCTTCGAGCGGAGGTGTTTTGACCTGTATCAAACATGACGATAGCTGGATTTGGATTGATACACTCGGGACCATCGTCGAAGGGCGAACTCACACCCGCAAAGAACTAGAAGATGCTGGTTTCGGATGGGTGTTCGATTGCCCGGGGATTGAGCTCTATGAGGTGACTGAATGAAACGACCAAACAGATATCCATACACAAGAAGTCAATGGACTGAAAATACTGTTGATTATTTTACGTATGAAGACGGTATCTATTTTACGGAACGCATTTTGGAAAATCGCATTACTGGAGAAATTAAGAGCAAGGAGGTGGAAGAATGAATAATGAAGTCTTTGAAGAATTAAAAAAACTCATGAGTTATTTTCCCGACTCATTTATAAACAGACAATTAGAACTTATTCTCATCCCAAAAACAAACACTTACTTTTCTTTAAGAGATTGTTTGACAAAAAAGGATGTTATTTCAAAGGTGCTAATGTGGTGTACTAGAGATATAGATAAAGGCGAGCCTTATCAACAACGAAAACGAAATATCGACTTTTATGTGGATAATCGCGATCGTTTGAGAAAATATTTAGGTGCAGATATCAATGTGCATGTGGTTTATAATCGCTTAGGAAATGGAATTAACAAAGAATTAACACACAGATTTATCGAGAGTGGTTTTGATATGAATTTACTTTATAAGGAGGTAAAGGAATGAAACGTTTCTTAATTGGATACGCATTACTTACCACTTGCTTGTTATTCATGCAACGTGAAGCACAGAAACCCTTGCTAGTCTATCACGCTGATAGCAAATACGCTATCACTGGTAAGGTGGAAGATAAACGAAAAATTGGCAGTCTATTCACTATCACAGTAAATGGGAATGTTTTTGTGGTGAGTGAAGAAAGATTTAAAAAAGTAGAAATTGGAGAAGAGGTAAAATTATGAAATACAAAACTAAAATCAATGGAAAAGAAATCGAATACGGTGCACTAGTTGAAAAATCACATTTTTCAGACGAAGAATGGTCTGCTATTTATGCAGAGATTGCAGAAGAAAATTACCCAGAAATTTTTGAAAAAAGAAAATCGGATACTGCATTTATTGACACGCTTGGTGCTTTGACTTCACTAGAAGAACGATATGAAGCATTACTAGAGCTACTGCCACAAGATCAATTCTCTCGCGCTGGCACTCATCCAAAATGGGTAGCTGATGCAGTAGCAGAAAACACTCTGAACAAAGTGGATACACAATACGATGTGTCTGTTTTAATTGAACGATGTGAAACTCTAGAGGAATTGAAGAGTGAGCTGACAGAATACTTTGATTTAGAAGAAATGTAGGGCAAATCATGAACACACTAGAAAATGTAAAGCAATGGTTTATTGATCGTGACCTTGAAAACGGTGGACGATTAGACAAACAGTCACTCAAACTCAGTGAAGAATTCGGCGAGCTATGCGCTGGGTATCTCAAGAAGAATGAGCAGTTAACCAAGGATAGCATCGGAGACTGTGCAGTCGTGATTGTAGGCTTAGCATTACTCATTAAGGAAGATGTGAATCAGATTTTTGAAGA